CTTACGTCAGCGCATGGCAGGGCTTCGTCTATGTGGCGTTTATCATTGATGTGTTTGCCGGATACATCGTGGGGTGGCGGGTCTCATCGTCTATGGAAACGACATTCGTGCTGGATGCGCTGGAGCAGGCGTTGTGGGCCCGTCGTCCGTCTGGCACCATCCATCACAGCGATAAAGGCTCTCAGTATGTGTCACTGGCCTATACGGAGCGACTAAAAGAAGCCGGATTACTGGCATCAACAGGGAGTACAGGCGACTCGTATGACAACGCGATGGCTGAGAGCATCAATGGTCTTTACAAAGCGGAGGTAATACACCGTAAGAGCTGGAAAAACCGTGCAGAAGTGGAACTGGCCACACTAACGTGGGTGGACTGGTATAACAATCGACGATTGCTGGGAAGGCTGGGCCATACTCCTCCGGCAGAAGCAGAAAAAGCTTATTATGCTTCCATCGGAAACGATGATCTGGCAGCCTGAGTTCACAGATAAAACACTCTCCAGGAAACCCGGGGCGGTTCAAAGGACTGCGATTCAGCGCAGTAGCTATCGCACGAATGCTCATTTTGGCTGACAAACCAGCTCGTATCTCCTCGCGCTCAGACAGTGTCAGGTGAGCTACAGCCCGCTTACGCTCATGGGGTTTTATGCCGCCAGTATCCCTTAACATAGTGAAGATCGTTCCGGGTTTTGAACCCAGGATATTCGCTATTTCACTGAAGCCTGTTCCGTTCTTCCATAGTTCAAAAACAGAGGCTTTTTCCTCTGCTGTAAATGTTCGTCTCATTCAAAAAACCTCCGCAACCCCATGTTTTCACATAACTGTTGCGTTGACCAATTGAATCTACAGTGGTCTGTTTTAATATTTCTATTTCTATTTCTATTTCTATTTCTATTTCTATTTCTATTTCTATTTGTTGTGATTTTTTCTTTAGTTCATGTATTTCGATTTGTTTCTGAATTATCGGGGGTAGTGTCTTCCCTTTTCCCTGAGGCTTATCATGCAGTTATTTTCGCCATCTTGGTATTGTGGAAATACCGACATCCATAGCTTTGGTGAGCTCTGTTCAGGTGGCCAAATTCAGAAAACCATTACGGAGGAAGAAGGCGATGGCTAAACCAGCGCGAAGACGATGTAACCGTAAAAGAGAAGATTTAACTGTTAAAAGGATATTTGAGTTACTAAGTTTCGATAAATCTACCGGGGTATTTAGATGGAAAGTTCCCACTCAGGGAAGGATAGCATTAAATAGTGTTGCTGGAGCTTTTGATTCCAACGGTTATTCAATGATCATGATAGATGGGCGTAGATATAAAACTCACGTCTTAGTTTTTTACATAACTCATAATCGTTGGCCTGCTGGTCAAATTGACCACGTTAATGGAATTAGGACCGACAATAGGCCAGAAAATTTAAGAGAATGCCTGCCAATAGAAAATTCAAGAAATATAAGGATCCGAAAGAATAGCAAATCAGGTTGCAGAGGGGTTACTTGGCACAAACGACAGAAAAAATGGAATGTTAGGCTAGGATTCCATGGCAAGAGTAAACACTTCGGATGCTTTGATGATCTGGAGTTAGCGGTACTAGTTGCTGAAGAAGCCCGAGATAAGTATTACGGTGATTTTTCCGGCAACGAAAGGAGCACTTATGCGAATCTATCGAAGGAAATGTAAATGTTGCAATGAATGGTTTATACCAAAATATCAAAATCAATATTGGTGTAATGAGATTTGTGGAACCAAGATAGCACTCGAACGACGAAGTAAAGAACGCGAAAAAGCGGAAAAGGCAGAAAAGGCAGCAGAGAAGAAACGACGACGAGAGGAGCAGAAACAGAAAGATAAACTTAAGATTCAAAAACTCGCCTTAAAGCCCCGCAGTTACTGGATTAAACAAGCCCAACAAGCCGTACACGCCTTCATCAGAGAAAGAGACCGCGACTTACCATGTATCTCGTGCGGAACGCTCACGTCTGCTCAGTGGGATGCCGGACATTACCGGACAACTGCTGCGGCACCTCAACTCCGATTTGATGAACGCAATATTCACAAGCAATGCGTGGTGTGCAACCAGCACAAAAGCGGAAATCTCGTTCCGTATCGCGTCGAACTGATTAGCCGCATCGGGCAGGAAGCAGTAGAGGAAATCGAATCAAACCATAACCGCTATCGCTGGACTGTCGAAGAGTGCAGGGCCATCAAGGCGGAGTATCAACAGAAACTTAAAAAACTGCGAAACAGCAGAAGTGAGGTTGCATGAATATCTACGAAAGAATTGATGGCAGCAAATACCGAAATATTTGGGTAGTTGGCGATCTGCACGGATGCTACACGAACCTGATGAAAAAACTGGAGACGATAGGATTCGACACCAAAAAAGACCTGCTTATCTCGGTGGGCGATTTGGTTGATCGCGGTACAGAGAACGTAGAATGCCTGGAATTAATCACATTCCCCTGGTTCAGAGCTGTACGTGGAAACCATGAGCAAATGATGATTGATGGCTTATCAGAGCGTGGAAACGTCAATCACTGGCTGCTTAATGGCGGTGGCTGGTTCTTTAATCTCGATTACGACAAAGAAATTCTGGCTAAAGCTCTTGCCCATAAAGCAGATGAACTTCCGTTAATCATCGAACTGGTGAGTAAAGGAAAAAAATATGTCATCTGCCACGCCGATTATCCTTGTGATAAATACGAGTTTGGAAAGCCAGTTGATCATCAGCAGGTAATCTGGAACCGCGAACGAATCAGCAACTCACAAGACGGGATCGTGAAAGAAATCAAAGGCGCGGACACGTTCATCTTTGGTCATACGCCAGCAGTGAAACCACTCAAATTTGCCAACCAGATGTATATCGATACTGGCGCAGTGTTCTGCGGAAACCTCACATTGATTCAGGTACAGGGAGAAGGCGCATGAGACTCGAAAGCGTAGCTAAATTTCATTCGCCAAAAAGCCCGATGATGAGCGACTCACCACGGGCCACGGCTTCTGACTCTCTTTCCGGTACTGATGTGATGGCTGCTATGGGGATGGCGCAATCACAAGCCGGATTCGGAATGGCTGTATTCTGTGGTAAGCACGAACTCAGCCAGAACGACAAACAAAAGGCTATCAACTATCTGATGCAATTTGCACACAAGGTATCGGGGAAATACCGTGGCGTGGCAAAGCTTGAAGGAAATACTAAGGCAAAGGTACTGCAAGTGCTCGCAACATTCGCTTATGCGGATTATTGCCGTAGTGCCGCTACGCCGGGCGCAAGATGCAGAGATTGCCACGGTACAGGCCGTGCGGTTGATATAGCCAAAACAGAGCAGTGGGGGATAGTTGCTGAGAAAGAGTGCGGAAGATGTAAAGGCGTCGGTTATTCAAGAATGCCAGCAAGCGCCGCATATCGCGCTGTGACGATGCTAATCCCAAACCTTACCCAACCCACCTGGTCACGCACTGTTAAGCCGCTGTATGACGCTCTGGTTGTGCAATGCCACAAGGAAGAGTCAATCGCAGACAACATTTTGAATGCGATCACACGTTAGCGCCATGATTGCCACGGATGGCAACATATTAACGGCATAATATTGACTTTTTGAATAACTTTGGGGAAACTTGACACCAATAATGGGCGTTTTTTACATGTCATTGATGAGTCTCAATAACCTGCCGCCGAGTAGTTTTTATGCTCTGAATTGTATTTGTGTAGTAAACATGCTGACTGCAATGTAATAGAGTTTTTTTAGCCTGTAACCTCTTGACGGCATTGAATTGCTTTTGTTATGAGTTGTAAGCCAATGTTATCATCTTGTATTGGGGTGGTTATGAAGGATGGTGCGCTGCTCAGGAGTTCTTCACTTTTTATTGCCTACATGGGATGCCTTGGATGGGGGAGTGCTTATTTCTATGGATGGGGTACTTCTTTTTACTACGGCTTCCCATGGTGGATTGTAGGTGCAGGTGTTGATGATGTTGCCAGAAGTTTATTTTTTGCAGTTATCGTCATTGCTATATTTCTTATCGGTTGGGGTATTGGTGTTGTATTCTTTTTCGCAGTGAAAAGAAAACATTCTATGCAAGAGCTAAATGTATTTCGCCTTTATTTTGCTGTGGAATTATTGTTTGTGCCGGCAATTATTGAGTTTTCTATATTGAGACAGAAGATTCAGGTACCTCTTTTGCTACTGTCAGCAGCGATTGCGCTGGCGGTCACAATTTCGATAAGATCTTATGGGCGATTTTTATCGGTATCATGCTTCTATGATAAGCCATTTATAAAAAAACATTTTTTTGAGATTGTGATGATTGCTTTTGTGGCATATTTCTGGCTTTTTTCATTTCTGACAGGATATTACAAACCGCAGTTTAAGAAAGAATATGAAATGATTAATTATAATGATGGTTGGTATTATGTTCTTGCTCGTTATGATAATTGTCTGGTTTTGTCTACTTCTTTCAATGCAGGTAGTAAAAGGTTTGTGATTTATCAATCAGCACAAGATAAGAATCTTCAGGTTGATATTGTAAGGACCAGAATTTAATTGGCTGCATAAATAATATTTTAAGTTGCAAGTTGGCTATTCGTAGGAATAGAACCTTAGGCATGCTAAATGCGTTTTCTGAACATTGTTTTATAAACTGTGTCTGCTTGCTGTTGTGATCCTGCTTTTAGTGATGGTGATGATGGATTTCACCAGCAGGATAATGTTGGTACTGACTGATGGCGCTCTGGTCTGCGGCATTGTGGTATTGCTGTGGCCGGTGATAAAAAAGAAACAGCCTGCATAATGCTTGATTTTTTGTTTACTGTTTATTAAAAATACTACTGCATGGTGAATCCCCCTGTGCGGAGGGGCAATCAGCAACCAGGTATATGTGATAATCGCGGATTCAGGTGCTGATACTGAATTCACCGGGAGGCACCCGGCACCATGCAAGAAAAAGAATGTGCATGCAAACATGCCCCTCTCCGGAGGGGCATTTTTTATGGGTAAAAAATGCCCGAATGGGTTCGGGCAATAGCATGAGATACTGATATTGTTGTGTTGTTATCGTGTGGATTTTAACCAGGGTTTATCAGGCTGCGCAACTGCGTGGTCTTTTTTCATTTCTTGGGCTGTAGTCCCCGTGTGTCATTCAGGCTTCCGGACTACAGCCCACTCCATATCTGATTTAATACACTATCCCGGCCGGGAGGAATAATGACATTTAAACATTATGATGTTGTCAGGGCGGCGTCGCCGTCAGACCTTGCGGAAAAGCTGACACACAAACTGAAAGAGGGCTGGCAGCCGTTTGGTAGTCCGGTGGCCATAACCCCTTATACCCTGATGCAGGTGATTACAGCAGAAGGTGATGTGGTGGTCAGTGGTGCAACTGAGCCGGATTGGTACTACGTCATCGTACTGGCCGGGCAGTCCAATGCCATGGCTTACGGTGAAGGGCTTCCGCTGCCGGATTCATACGATGCTCCGGATCCGCGCATTAAACAGCTGGCGCGCCGCAGTACAGTTACGCCGGGTGGGGCTGCCTGCAGATATAACGATATTATTCCGGCCGACCACTGCCTGCATGATGTGCAGGATATGAGTACGCTGAATCATCCGAAGGCAGACCTGAGCAAAGGGCAGTACGGCTGTGTCGGCCAGGGCTTACATATTGCCAAAAAACTGCTTCCGTATATCCCGAATAACGCGGGGATCCTGCTGGTACCATGCTGTCGTGGTGGTTCGGCATTCACCCAGGGCGCGGAGGGGACATTCAGTGCGGACGCGGGGGCCAGCCAGGATTCGGCGCGCTGGGGTGTGGGTAAACCGTTATATCAGGACCTGATTGCGCGCACTAAAGCTGCATTACAGAAGAACCCGAAAAATGTGTTGCTGGCGGTGTGCTGGATGCAGGGAGAGTTTGACATGAGCGCCGCCACCCACGCACAGCAACCTGCGCTGTTTACAGCCATGCTGCACAGTTTCGTGCTGACCTCTCCGTGTTTAACGCGCAGTGCCATGGTGGCAGTGCTGCAGATGTGCCGTGGATTTGTGGTGATACGACGTATTACTGGAAAAATACATACGCTACCCAGTACGACACCGTGTACGGCGGGTATAAAAACAGGGAGAGTGAGGGCGTTTATTTTGTGCCCTTCATGACAGACGGTAACGGCGTCAATACCGCCACTAACGCGCCGGCAGAAGATCCGGATATTCCGGCATCAGGATATTACGGTGCGGCATCGAGAACGAATGGAAACCAGGTATCATCAAACCGCCCGACACATTTCAGTTCATGGGCGCGCAGGAGCATTATTCCGGATCGTCTGGCAACCGCTATTCTGAACGCAGCCGGGCGCACCTCAGCCTTCATCAGTGGTAAGGCACCGGAAATCAAACCCTCGCCCGGCGGCAACACGCCATCGGGTCCGTCTGCAGATACGTCCGTTCGCACAATCTCCCTGCTGCCGGCAGCCGGAGAGGCTGCTGCGCAGGGCTGGAGCATTAAGGATGGCGGAA